CGCCGATTGTCGGAGACGCTTAGCTGCACTGCGTCCATTGCCACAGAGGCCAGAGATGACCCCAATGAATGCAGATGCTCAGGCGTTTTCCAGCATGACTGGACAGGCTGCCCCCTCGATGAGGGAGTAATACCCCATTATCGTAGGAAAGCAGCTGATGTCGCGGATTGGAAAATTGACGAGGATTTCTTTGAACATTTTAAAACATCGGATTTAGTTAAGGAGGTAGGATTTAGGACAGAGGACCTATTAGACAAGTTTTGTTGGCCTAGCAGGGGTGACGAGCAGATCTTTGATTCGCTTGAGTACCACTGTAAGCAACATAAGGTAGCAGCATTGCAGTGCAAGCCGCCGACTCCAAGGGAGTACGACTTCGTGTTGAACACCCTGGAGGAAGCGTTTGGGCCTGCGATACAAGACTACTGGAGGAAGTACGAACCAACGGGATTGACGGTTCAGTGGTTTATGCGTATTCTTAAGGATATCGATTTGGACAGTAGTCCGGGTTGGCCCTGGAAGAGTCACGGGTTTACCACTAATCGCGAGTTGTTGATGAATGCCGACGGGACAGTTAATAGGGACAATGTTATTTTAGTTTTCGAAGCGGTTAGGGACAGGTACGCTGAGCTACAGGAGAAAGCAGTAGCGGATGACGTCAATGTGTTCATTAAGGACGAGCTTCACAAGACGAGCAAGAGGCAAAAGAAGGCTTGGAGATTGATTTCATCGGTTTCCTTGACGGATTGCATTATTGATCGATACTTGTTTGGTGAGTTCTTTAACCAGTTGTATACCAAGGAGGGATACACCAAGACGCCTAATAAGGCTGGGTGGTCGCCCGTCAAGGGTGGCTACCAATGGTTTTATAGGAGGTTTAGGGGTAAGAAAGTTCTCATGGCTGACAAGTCATGTTGGGACTGGACCGTCCAAAGTTGGCTGGTGGATATTTTGACGAGTTTGATGTTGCGAATATGTGGCCATGACGAGAAACTGACGAATATCATTAGAAATAGGATAAAGGCTGTATTTAGGTCTACATTTAATGTCGG